AGGGAAGGAAGATTCCTTCAATATACATAGATTTCTTACCGTTTTTTTCTTCGGTAATGAATTCTACGTCGGTGATTTCTTCGGTGATTAGTTTCATGTTTTTTAGTTGGTGAATCCTACTTTATTGGCCTTAATTGGGTGACTCGTATAAATCACGTCAGTTGGTAATTTCTGTAGAAATTCCGTGGAGGATTTCCCAATGCTAAATGAAATTGAAGTTGCTGCCCCAACTGAACTAGCCAGACTAACCGTAACCACGTTATGGGTATTGTCGTTAAACAAACGAATACATGTTGCAGAATTCAAAGTTGTGGCTGTTTCTAGTGTAGTTGGGGTGTCAACTTGAGTGTCAATAATTTTTGTAATTTGCATTATTTTAACATATTAACTATTTATGAATTATTTATTCATTCTTCTGTTTTAAACAGAGAACCTGCAACTTGGGGCTTCATGTCATGAATCATATCAGAAGATTTCATATAAAGAATATCTTTAATTTTATCAGTAATCTGATATGGTTGTTCATCTGCCGCAATTAGATCAATAAGATCTTTGATATCGTCCATTTTAATCTCCTTTGTTTATATTATTTAGATTATGCCACCTTTAGGCATTTCTACCGAAGATGCATTGGCTTCTGGTGTAGTGGGAACCTTACCCATTGCACCATTAATGTTGTTTCCTTGATCAGGCGGAAGTTGTTGATCTGGTTGAATCAGAAGTCCTGTATTTGGATCTACTGGTACATTAGGATCTGGAATAATTCCCTCTTTGATTTCTTTATTAATGAGAGCATCCTGCTCAACGATCTCTTCGTCGGTTTGGCGAAGAATCTTTCTGCGGACATAATCTTGAGAAAAGTATTTTCCAATATATTGTTCGGCCATGGTTAATGAGTTAAGGCGATCTGCCAGAAGTTCAGAATCCTTAAGCTCGGCAAAATGATTATCATAAAGAAAATCATATTGAATGTGCTCCGACATTTTCTTCCAGTCTTCTGGAGTCACAATGTTCTTGAGAATCAATTGAGTGCGGAGCATATCGTTAAAAAGTCTGGAGAATCTTTTACGGAGTCTTCCCACGAACTTACTAAATTTCACTTCATCACGAAGAATCTCAGATGATTTGCCTAGATTAAATCCGCCATCACCGGCAATTCTGGATGATGGTACATTTAGGTCCGAATATAATTTCTTTTGAAAATAATTGATGTCTGTAATTTCGCCTAGATTCTGTCCACCAGGAAGAGTATCAATTTCAGTACCACGCCCACCTTCTCTTCTAGGCAGCCAATAATCTTCCTGCATGGACATAAATTTTCTGGTATCTTGTATTTCCCCCGTACTTGAATTATATATTTGCTTATTGCGATACCGGGCCATAACCTCGCGAAGATATTGTTCGGCCTTTACTTTAGGTAGATTACCAACATCAATATAAAAAATTCTTCGTTCTGCTGCTCGACTAAGCCGATAAATCACCAATGAGTCCTCGATCATGCGAAGTTGATTGAGGGATTTAATTGCCTTATTTAAATAAGAAAGAACGGTTCCTTTATTACGATCAACCAGACCAGAAGTACAGTATGTAATAGAATCTGCTGCGATCTTAATGCCCTTGTCAGCCGAGCCAGAACCAACATCGCCAATACCAGAAGCACCGACTGGATATGAACTTTTTGGGTCATAAATAAAGAATTCTTCAATTTCTGGGAACTTAAAGTTCATTGGATTGCGTTCAGCCGATCCGTAATCCCTCATTGACATAGGACTCATGTCCTGTTTTTTCTCTCTTTTTTCTCTACGAATATGACGAATTTTCATGGCATCAATATATCTTAATTCTTGAATGCCATCGGTTGGTTTTTTAAGATCTATGACTTTGTGATAAAAAATTCTTCCATCTACATACCAATTTCTATAAATTTCATGACACTTCTTATCAAAGTCTAATAGTTCTAAAATATACTTGAATTCTTCTCTAATTTTTTGTTTGATTCCGTCACTGGCATTGAGATTCGATAACTCGATCTGAATTGGAGAATCATTTGTGTCGGATACAATGGCCTCATTAACAATATCCTCAATGGCACTATCCACTTCTGGATGTAGTGCCATCTCTCTATATCGTTTTAGTAGGTCAAATTCTGTTCTATAAACACCCTCAATATCAATATAAGAACCAAAAAATCCGGCCGTCAGATAATGATCAACCCCATCCTCATCATTTTGAGGAATGGGGGACAGAGCACTTTTAGGTAATCTATCATCATCTTCAATCGAAAATCCAAATAACTTCGCCATATTTAATTCAAATGCACGATTTTATCTATTTATGCTTATTGAATTGGAGTATTAGCCAGATCCGGTGAAGTGCCAATTGTAAAGTATTGATATTGGAATTCTACAGGGAATTTTTCAATGTCATTGCCTAATTCATAAGAAAGAGAAATTTCGCCAATGTTAGAAGGAAATAGATCGACAAAGGTATATGTACGAAGTGGCGTTGGATTTGAACCGCTTACGATATCGGTAGTGGTATCGTTCCGAGTCGAGAATCTACCTTGATTGGCGCCACGCCCGTATTGATTCACAGTGGCATTTACCATATATGAACTTGGATTAGTGGCACCAGTTGCATTGCCGAGCTGATTGATGCCGTTCATCCATTGTTCAAAGGCAGTGCGAATTGCAAAGTCTTCGTCGTTGATAATGGTTACATTCCAGGTAGCAAATGTTCGGTCACCGGCAACCTTGAGTGTTCTACCGCGAAAGGGAACTTCGATTGTGTTAACCGAAGAAGAGGGTAGAGTTGCAGATTCGCACATGCAACTAAAATTAGTAGCCACCTCGCTGGTATAACCAGTTACAAACTGAGGCATAGTTGGAATGACAACTTCAAATAGATTTGGGCGGGCCCCACCGCCCCGTAGACGGGATTTGAATTCGCTAATAGTTCTAAAAGCCATTTTTTAGGTCCTCTTTTGTATAATTATTTAATGAATATCAAACTCTACCGATTACTTCTTCAAAGCTAACTCCAGTTCGAGTTGCAACGAATGTAATGGTGACATAATTAATAGACTTAGTTGGCTTTAGATAAATATCAGCCCGAAACTCATTGTTATCAATGACATCTGGAGTATTATTTGAGTCATCACAAACAACTCGGAAGTCATACAGACCTCGTTTTGCCTGAATGTCCTTCAGATATGGAGTTACGACATTAACAAAATTAGCCCGAGTAATATCGTCATTTATATTGAACATAACAGACTGAGCAGTTCTCTGTAAAGATTGCTCAACATTTAAGAACAAATTACGAACATTGATTCGATCAAATGCAGATGCATATGCCAGGGCAGTCTTGTCTCCATGGAGCAGGATGCCAGAGCCAGGAATGTTCAGAATTGCATTAATTCGCTGGGAATAAAGTTGATCTTGCTGGGACTTATTGGGATTATATGCAAGTTTAATGGCATTTGTTAGAGTGCCTCTTTCTTGTCCGGCCGGGGAGAACCAAGGATATGTGTTAATGGCAGTTCGCACCATTAGGCCGGCAACATCGGCATTACAAGGAAGATAAACAAATTTATTGTTGAAGCGATCATAAGTGTACTTATAACCGCTATCAAAAACGGCATATGATGTAGACGAAAGTGAACTGAAAAATGCAATAACGTTATCGGTCTGCGTATTTGCATTACTTACATTAACGACGTTCTGGCGATGAGGAGAAACCACGGCCAGACAATCCTTTCTCAAATCAGCAATCGACATGATATATTGTGCCTTGGCCTTTGATTCATCAACAGAATCTAGACCAGGTCCCATCAGAAGATAGTCAACCTGAATTTCTGACTTATTGGAAAATAGATCATGTGCAGTATTCAGATCACCGAGAGTTGCCTTAAAGCGAGTGCTGTCTGTAGAACCATAATCTGCACCACCTTTAAGAGTGTACGTGACGTTACCCAGGACACTAAATTGAGCACTCTGGGCCTGAACGTTCCAGAGACCATCTGCGGTTGTTAGTCCAACGCGAGTTTGATATACAACTTCGTTATTATTTTGTTCTGAGGGATTATCACCAACGTAAATATAATTTGAATTCTGGGCCAGATATTCTTTCCACCAAATTCTCTGAGGTGAATTTACGGCAGATATAGTATCATTTGCCTTAGAGAGTTCAATGTGCTTTTCGAGGATATTACCCTGAACTCCGGTGATCTTACCGCGATCATCAACTACAACTACGTGAATAGCATCATTCTTGGCAGCCCGATCAAGGGCATATTGAGTCTCTGTTGGGCGAGGTGCAATATTTTTCCAATAAATGGTATTATTCTCTAGATTCAGCGTTTGCTCGGAATACCAATCTGTACGGGCACTTACGGTTAATGTGGTAGTGCCAATACCAATAGAGCTATTTGAGAAACGATTGACTCCGTTCTGCTGGTATTCAATGTTTGTTTCCGTACCGGCAGTGGATACATGGGTAAGGATTTTGGTATAAACCTGGTTGGCGGTTGTATTGATGCCAGTTACAATGCCCTTAAAATATCCAGTTAGAGTAGAAGTGGTCCCGCTGCCTACAATAACAGTACCGGCCGGGACAGTCTGGGTTACTGCCACACCCACGGTAAGATTGTTTGTGTTATTGACAATGAGAATCTGATCTGCTAGGTTATCAATAACACATACTTTTAGATCGGTTGCCCATGAACCGGGATTTTTGGCTGCAAATACATAATTTGCAGTATCATCAGAATGATTAATTGAATAGTCGTCAAAGTTCTTGATCAGGAGATTAGCTTCACCAACAACAGATGCCCCGCTAGCATTACGAGCAGCATTGGCATTTACAAGATTGCTACCACTGGTTCGGACAATCTTCATTACACCACCATAAGACAAATATGAACTGGCGCTCATCCAATATTCATATTGGCCACTCAGCTGACTCGGTTTACCAAAAACATTAAGAAGTTCTTGTTCTGTAGTAATATCAATTGCCTGATCCACAGGACCCAGTTGAAATGGACCAGCCAGGGCGCCCACATTATTAAGAACATTGTCTGCTCTACCAACAGTTAAATCAACCTCACGGACAATTACACCCGGAGATAGTTGAGGAGTCGCCATTATTTTATTCTCCTGATTATATCAGTTATCTAAAAATATTTATGGAAACGCCAACTTTGAGTAGATTAATCAACTAAATCAACAAATTCACATTCATATTCTTGTTTCCAGGCTTCCGCGTCAATACACTTCGCCATTCTTTCCTTAAATTTTTGATCTCTACCAGGAATATCATCCCAGTTAATTTTTATTGGATTGAAATTATTTGATCCATTTATTGCATCAGAATATAATTTGTAGAATTTATGTTTTGTACCAGAGGGTGTACTCATGATAATACACTTACACATCCCAGCAAGTTGAATCGGGAGCATAACATCAACAAACCAATCAGCTTTTTCGGTTGGGGCATATGCAAATTCATCATAAATTAATAAGTCAAAACTATTACCAAGATTTACTGAAATAGTGATGCTAGAACCATTTTCAAATACAATTGTATCTTTGGTTGATTCTACAATATTATGTTGTAGGTATGTTGGTAGATTAGTGTGCATTTTTTCAATTAATGAAATGATATCTTTTGCGGACCAATAATTAAATGATAATACACCAATGGCAACGTTACTATTAAAAATAGCATAATGTAGGGCATATGCAGCTAGGCACATGGTTTTACCAAATTGCCTGGGAGCACAGCAGATATTTAACTTATGAGTATGAAATTCATTGATTATTCTTTTTTGTGGGTCCCGTAACTTAAATGGATTAAATGGATCAACAGATTCGGATATCCAAAGCGGAATTTTAACATGAGTATCAATGAAGTAAACCGGATCATTATGTGATCTATTAATTTCTTCAATTTGGTTCTGTGTTATCATTTTACCTTTGTATATAGGTGTTCTATTTATGAATCACCTATAATCCCACATGTATTGCATATTCCCATACTCATCAATGGGAATATCAATAATGTCTGGATTATTACCAAGATCAGATTTTTTAATTCTCATCCAATTATCATTATCCACATATCCGTCCTCGATAATAAATCCGTCATCATCTGTTATGCCGTCGGCAATAAACCCAAATGGAGCCATGTCCTGGTCCATCTGATTTTGCTTTTCTTCATATAGACGGCTTCTAATGTCGGTATCTGTCATTTCTCTATAATAATCCTGACATACCAACCAGGCAAATATCACCAGACACATTACAAGATCGTCATTGGATCCATCTTCGGCTTCAAAGCTATTGTGCTTTTGAACGAATGTAGATAATTCAGAAATCGTATCATAATCATTGACGATCAGCTTATCTTCTTCAATTAGGGCCTTTAGGTTAAAACAACCAACCTTTTTTGTAGTCTTGGACATTTTAAGTCCGAGCTGTACTTTAATGCCAGAAAACCCTTGTCCGAGTATCTGCCCGGCTCTACCTCTCATGGAACACATGAGCAGATTTGGGTATTCCAGATCATAATGAAGGCCAGATGCAACCTGATTCCCCATACTGTTGATTTCGCATAAAATATGGGCCATATTATAGGCCCGGGCAGTATCATTAATAATATATGGGAACATGATTGGCTTTATCTCATTATTTTTGTACTTGCCAACCATTCTGTATGGTAATCTGGTAATGTCAATAATTATGAATGCCGAATAGTCTTTGTCTACCCCCTCGGCCACGTCCACTGTCATGACATATTGATGATACTTAATCGGATCTTCATAAATCTCAAGACCATTATGAGATTTGATTGGAGTATCCTGTACTAAATTTCCTAACTTTGTCCCGGAGATCAGCGTGTCAACCGATCCAAGAAATTCGCAATTGTGAGAAACAATGTTATTAGAATAATATAAATGATCAGTACCGGAGTTGACAATATCATATAGGTGTATTTGTTCTTTTATGATTTTACGTTTTTTGAGGAATGTACCGCCTTCTTTTGTGGATACTTCGGTCTTCTTATCTAGATCCTTTGCCATTATGATCCCTTCAATTGTTAGTATCGGGTGGTTAAGGGAGCACTTTAGTTCATTATCATCTTCAAATATTAAATGGATATACTCATCCTCAGTGATTTTATTAACACCCAAGAAGTCCTCATATCCATTGGGTGTTAATATTTTTATGTTTTGTTTATTTAGAAGTACACTATCTGGTAAGTTCATTATGTTAGGAATTTTATTTGCACATTTATGGTATTATATTAGTAATTGAGCATTATAGCATAGATTCGTAGAGTTTGCCAATAGGCACTTTTTGTCTTATTCCGTCTCGTTCAATCTCAATTTGAGTCTCATATGAAACAGAGCAGAACTCCTGGTTAAACTGGGCCAAACTTGTGTTGGCAATAGTTTCCTCTCTAAACTTCTCATCACGACCAGGAACATCATTCCAACGAATCTCAATGGGATTATATTGAGATTCACCTTTCTTGGCCTTCATCCACATCCTATAAAAATGATTCATACCTAAAGGTGTACTAACAATAATAACCTTTGAACTATCACCAGAAATAATCGTCGGATAAACGGAGTTGAAAAATGAGTCGGCTAATTGATTCGGAACGAATGCAAACTCATCAAGAAAGATTACATTATATGTTCGACCCCGAACAGAAGATGCAGATGTAGATTCGGCAAAAATTCGGGACTTATTCTCTAACTCAATTGAACCTTTATTCCAGGATAAAACTCCGTGCTGTAGCCACTTCGGTAGATTTTCATATGCAGTCTGAAAACGCTGAAGAATATCTCTAGAAGAAGATGCCTTGTTCGATAGAACGGCAATATTGGCATCAGAATTAAAAATCGTATAATGAAGTAAATAAGCAACCACCGTGGTGGATTTACCTACCTGACGAGGAAGTTTACAGATATTGAATCTATAGTTATGAAAATCCCTGAGCATTCTCTCTTGGAAATCCCACATAGTAAATGGCTGAAGTCCATGATCAAGAGTTACGATTTTCACATACTTATTGGCAAAATAAACTGGATCTATAGAACAACGAGCAAACTCAATGACTTGTTCATCTCTAAATTCAATTTCAGAATTTGCCTTTTTTAGTAAAGGATTACCTAAATAATATTCTTCCGCCATATATTACCTACAATTCCACTTTCGCCTTGCTTTTCTTAGCCTGGAATTTGGGTCCCGAGCTGCCTTCGGCCACATTTCCATTTGGCCCTCAGACCTGGCACAATATGATGCTCTACGTTTTGCCTTCTTAGATCCTTTCTTGAGTTTTGATGGATCTGTAGTTACGGCAAGAGAGAGTTTAGATCCTGGATTTTGCTTTCTATAAGATGCAATTCCTTTTTTGTTTAATCCCCCTTCTGGATTCTTTCCTTCTGATCTTTGCCAGGCAGGTGATTTTGCCTCTTTAATGATCTTTTCTACAATAGTCTCTTCTCCAATATTCCCATTGTTCAATAGATAATTCTTAGATTTTGAATTCTGAACCTGAATAATTGGCATATTTGGTTGAGACTGAGCAACTCGATAAGTGAGTAGCTTGCAGTTTGGATAAATTTTATTTGCTGCTAACTGAATCTCTGTTTTGTTTGGGATTTTTGACTTGGGAAAGAATAGTTGCATAGTATAGATATTACTTCTCCATTGAACAGTAATGAGCATATTCTGTCCGTTTCTGGTCGGTAGAGTTTCCTCATCAACCGGAACACAATTCGGCACTTCTTGACCACCCTTCATCTTCATTCCAACTTGCTTATAGTTCTTCCAGCAAGGATCTCCCTTTCTTCGTCCTTTGGGGTAACGTTTTTCCTTTTCCTCTACAATAGGATCGGGTCTAATAACATCAATGAACTGGTATTTTGGATTGCCGAACATATCAGAAACCATGACACTTTCATTTTTTTGTTTTTCCATCTGGGCAAGTCTGGTATAATAATCTGGAATTTCACCCAGATGTTGTAGAGCAATATCGGTTGCCATGTCATGATTTTTGGTATGCTCCATCTCAACCTTCCTTCCCATCTCAAGTTGTTTCTTTAGATAAGTTTTGGAGACATTATGTTTCTTGGCCAGTTTAGATAGAGACTTATGTCCCCTCGTATCCTTTGGTTCTTTTTCGCATTCACAGGTCTCATCAATAATTTTTTGTACGAGCGAAAGTTCTTCATTTGGTTCTGATTTTTTCATTTGATTTTTAATCCAGTCGTCGGGTGTCCGTTTGTTTTTCTTAACAAAACCAAAAT